AAGATGCCTTACTAGCTATGGTTAGAAATGATAAGAGATGTTTGTCTGTTAAAGAATCAATTGAGGGTGAGGGTGGCAATAGGAAGGCAACTTGTGTTGTATCCAGGTTAGCACCTAATGGAGAAACAGAAGTTATAAGTTCTAGCTTTTCTATGGGTCAGGCACAAAGTGCTAATCTATTAAATAGACCACCCTGGAAATCATATCCGGATCGTATGCTTCAGATGAGGGCTAGGGGCTTTGCTCTGCGTGATGCATTCGCTGATGTTATTGGTGGTCTTATTACTAGTGAGGAAGCTGAAGATTATCCGGTGGCTAAAGATGCTGTACACAAGCTAGATAAGACCTCTACGATTGATAAAGATGCCAGGTCTGTGGATGACATAGTAAAAGAGCTTTCATCGCCTGACGAGCCTAAAAAGTGGTTAGAATGGGCATTAACTATTCCAGGTAAACCACCTCTTAAAGTTAAGAATAAAAATGATTATGTTATAGAATATAAACATTACATGGATTTAATAGACAGATCTAAAATGTGGGATTTTGAAACTAAAAGAAAAAAATATGCTGAACTTAAAACTAATAACATGGAGATGTTAGAGCAATTAAGAGAAGCTGACTTTGGTTTAATAGAAGAAATAGAAATGGAAGAAGGGAGATTGTTTGATGCAGAAGATGCCGTTAACTCCTAAACAACATAAGGTATTGCAGTTCTTGAAAGCATACCATAAGGAAAAAGAATACATGCCTACATATAGAGAAATATGTATAGGTGCCGGATTCAAATCTACTAACTCTGTATTTAACCTTATCAATAAGCTAGATGAAAAAGGTCACATAAGAAGATTTAAAGAAAATGGTGGCTGTAGTTATAGAGCTATAGAACTTCTATAGCTTGCAACCTGGCAATTAATCTGTCGGCTCTTGCTGTTACTTGTTGGTAGTAGCGAGAGTCTTTTAATTGATTACCACTTTCAATCCAATCACGATTTTTGACAGCTTCACGAAACTTAATAAATTTAGATAGCCGAGGTCTGCCCATATTAAACATGAGATTGCCAATTACTTGTTGAGCTTCTTCAGGCAACTCATCAAAGTCATCAAATAAAATTTTGCACTCATCGATAGTTACCTGGACATCCTTATCAAACAATTCATTTACACGATCATCAGATATAGTTGTGCCAACCGGCTTGCCGTACTCTTCATCCCATTCAGTAATTAAATGTCCAATGGCACAAGTAGGTAAATTTAAATGATCAAGGTATATAGAATTAACACAACCCTCATCGATCTTTAGTTGATCTCTAAGCTTCTCAATATCCATTATGATTTTTTCTTTTTCTTTTTAAACCCAGCTTTCATGTTTGCATAAGCCTTATCACTAATCGTTGAGTTCTTTTTACTACGAGAAATACCCTTTTTTTTACGAGCATTTATGTTGGCATATAATCCAGGTTTAGACATGATCATTCCTTTCTAAGGTTGTTGGTATTCTAATAACTCTTCCATATTCAATTTCTTTGACAGCTCTAGGATCATCTTCAAATTTTTCATCCATGCCTAGTTCTTCAGGTGTCATTTTTCTGTTGCGATCTTGTAGTTCTCTAGTAATTTTTTTTATTTGTGCATTGCCAGCCCATGCAAGACTTTTACAATCAGGGCATACTTTTGCAAAAGGTCTTATGTAAACAACCTCATTTATAAATACACCACACTCAACGCAGTTGTTATGGGCAACTCTATTAATTGGTCTAGCCATTATTTCTTGCTCCTTTTTTTAATTTCATTGACATGCTTGTGCCAAAAAAAATTAGCTATTGCATGAAAAAAATCGTACATTTTCATATAAAAATTTTTCATCATTTTCTGTCCTTCCCCTTTAGACGTTCTGCCGTTCTCATTCCAGCAAGTCCTAGCATGCCCATCAAAACCGGAAGCATTGTGGCTGTGTCAGCTTGTGGAATTATTATTCCAAACCCAGCACAAAGAGGTGACACTAAAAAGTTGACCAGGAAACCGAGAACACATACCCAGGCAGTAGCTGGTCGCCAACTTGATTGAAACCAATTACCTTTTGCCTCTGCTTCATTTACTTTGATTTGTGCTAGGGCAATTTCTTGAGCATGCTTCTCAGACATTGTTGCTATGTCATGGGCGAGCTTCGCCTTCTGATCTGCATCAGGTATAAATTTATCTAGCAGTCCGGTAACCGGTCCTATTAAAGCTTGTAACATTCTAAACTCCTTTTAATATTTCATTCAAACCAAATCCCTCAAGCAAAATTAAAGTAAAAAATAATAACAAGATTCCACCAGCTATAAGCTTTCCACTAAAATTTGTTGATCCGATTTTAATAGCCACAAACTCATTGCCTAATATTCGCAAAGACAATTCAAAAGAGTTCTGACCTATATCTAAATTAACAATTTTCTTTTTATCTTCCGTCATTTTGTAATGCTCCTTAAACTTTCCATTACTTTATCTATCGAAGGTTTTTTACTATTTGGATTTAAAACGCATTTGTATTTTCTAGGACAGCCAATATGAATATCGGTAAACTCTATTTCATATGTTTTTTGAGAACCTACATAGATACAAGCCATCTTATCCTTCAAAACTTTTTGTTTCATTAGTCTGCAAGTTGTCATGGTAGGAAGAGATATTGTTCCATTGTTAATCATTTGTTGCCTAGTCAATGGCTTGGTTACAAATTTATAAGTATCTGCCATAGCTTTAAAGGTCATAACAACGGCAATTATAAATACAGCAATTACACAAAAAACAATTCCCATTGTTTGCAAGGTATCAATAATATCTTTTTGCTTTTGCCTTGCTTCTATTCTTTGTAGCTTTTGAGTTTCTTTAGCCTGGTTAATTCTATTAGCCCGTTCAGCTATAATCTGATCCCATGTAGTCGGACCAAATCTCATGTTCAACATATTCTTTAACTCTTGTCTTTTCTCTTCTAAAAGTTTTCTGTCTATAAAATCCGATGCTGTAGATTCAATTCCAAATTGTTCTTTAATGCCAAGACCTTTACCTGAAGCTTTATTCATTTGAGCTTCGCCCTCAAAAAAGCCATCAATCTGTTTAGCTATGCCTGAGATATCGTTTACTGTTTCTATGTTTGATTTTATAAAGTCTACAGATTTTTTTATGAGTGCTATGCCCGTTAGGGTTGCTGTAACAAATTCCATTAGCTACCTCACAAGTAAACCTATAAGTAATAAGACTATTGCTGATACAGAGCTAATCATATAAAGCTCTATTCTTTTAATACGCAGTATGGCTTCTTTCCATCTTTCATCAGATACGGCTATATGCCTTTCAAGAGTTACATGAATTTCTTGGAGATTAGGTTTAGCCATTACCCTTTTATCTCCATTAAAGTAAGACTTTGTTGGTTTGTTTCATCATTTGTACTATCATTATAAAATTCTCCAATATCTATTTGAGCAGAATAACTTGTACCAACTATCAATTTTGCTTTTATTAAGTACGTTTGTGCCGAAGTGCTTGAAGGGCTATCTAAATGAACAAAACCACTTGGAACAGTTGCCCATTCTGAATTATTACCCCCATCTTTATTTACATCTCTAGTACACACTAATGTACTACCTCTATACAAACCTATTCTTCCCCAAGAATTGTACCCAGTATGATATGCTCGTGCTGAAAATGAAGAAATAACCAGTATTTTATTTGATGTTGATGATGGAGTAATATCTAATGTTAGATTTGTGTTGGTGTAAGTATTTAAAGTTGAATGAGCAGTATTTGAATTTGTTGTCATACTTAAAGTTTGCAACACACTACCACTTGGCATATTAGAAGCCACAAGAGCAGTCTGACTGCCACCAAAGTTTAATTTAGTTAATGCCATGCTAACCTCCTATCTCGGTTGCAGAGATAAAGCTAAGACCTCTATTATTTGACGTATTATCTCCATCACTAACTGTTCTATTAATATGAACAGAAGTAGTATGATGAGAAACAACACCTACTTTGTAAGTAATTTGGCTAGTTGTTGAGGGTGTATCAAAATAACTATAACTAGCTACTTCAGGAGTACTACTTGCATCTGAAGCATAATAACTAAGTCCTGAACAAGTAATACCACTTAATCTACTACCAGTTTGAGCATGAGCTAACTTTGTTGAATCTCTATAAAAGAACCACATACAGAGATACGAGGCATCTGCTTGTGTCCATTCATGGAATATATTAGCATCTAACCTAATTATAGATGATGTACTTTTAGGAGTTATATTAACAGCTAAAACATCTACTC